CAACATAACCATAACGTGTCATGAATGATACGACTGGTTCGAAAGTTGCTGGGTCAAGAACAACACCGCTGCTCATCAATGGAATGTATGGGCAGTAGAATGCTGGAGCATCAGACTCGCTAGAACCTTTGTAACCGATAAGAACATCATCAGTTGTTGCGTAACCGTTAACATAAACTTTCATTGCGCTGTTCAATGTTCCAACAAACTTGGTGTTTGTAGGAGCTTCGAAAGTGCCTTCTGTTGTTCTTGCGAACGCAGAAGTTGTTGCGCTTTGTAGCAATGTCAATACTGTTGGAGATACAACAGCGTAGTTACCAGCACCACGACGTGTACGCTGAGCGATCAAGTTAGCTGCACGATTGATTTGAACAGCTAGAGCAGCGTGTTCGTCACCAACGAATGTAGCAGTACCAGAAACAGCAGCTTGGTCATAAGTTAAAACTGTACCAGCTAGGCTGTTCAAAGAAGCAATAACTTCTTGGTCGATTTCAGCAGTAATTTCTTGTGCTAGAGCAGCCATGATTTCTGCTTCGATGTCAATGCCTTGTTGGGCTTGTGCATCTTGAGCAGCTTCAAACGTCCAACGAGCTGACAACTTGCGTGTCTTAGCTTCGACAGTTTGTTTCAAGATTTGGATGCTCATTCTGTTACCAGCTACACCTTCAAGAGCAGCAGTAGCAGCAGCCTTGTCAGTAGCAGCACCAGAATAGCCTTCAGCAATCTTAAACGGGCTTAGTGCTTCATCACCAGCAGTGGTACTAGTACCAGCTGTGCTAGCAAATGTGTCAGCATAACGCACACGCAATGTGTGAATTTGACCAACTGGGCCAGTCATAGGCTGGACACCTACCAACTCGTTAGCGATAACGGTTGGCATTACACGTCTGATGACGGGTAGAATAACACGGTTAAGTGTTGCAACGTTGCCAGCGGAAGTAGCACCAGCAGTAGCACTTTCTGCGAGATACTTGCGGGTATTCTCTAGAGTAGTTGCCATTACTGAACGCTTGTTACCTTGAAGACCTTCTAATAGGGCCTCTTTGGTCTCCGACCAGCGTGACTCGAGTAATTGTGACATATTAGTTCTCCTTAAACTTTTAGTCCCGCAAGCCTGCGGATGTCAAAAATTTCAGCAGTTTTTTCTTCACTGCTAAATTGATGTGCCTGATTCTTATCGCCTGTAATTTCTTTGCCTTCGGTCAACGCTTTCTTAACTGGAGTATTACCGCCGTTCATTACTGAAGGAATATACTTGTCATAAGCATTTCTTAATTTTTCTGTCTGAACTGATTCTAACAGTTCACGCATAACTACTTTCTTGTCGCCAGATAATGGGTTTAGCAATTCGCTCATAACTTCTTTGCGTGCCATTGTGTCCTTTGCTGTGCGTAGTTGTGCTTCACGATTTTCTACTAACTTTTGTGTGTCTGCAACGATCTTTGCTGCTTCTTCTAATTCCTGTTCTCTTTGAACCAGTACTTTTAGAAGTTTAGCTGTCTCTGATTTCTCATTAAGATGGCTAGCTGCATATTCGCTTGCGAAACTCTCGAATATTCTGCGACCAAAGTCATTTCTGCGGGCTGCTTCAATGTCTTCTTTCAATTGTTTCATTTCAGACTTTAGTCCTTTAGAGACTGTTTCTTCAATGATTTGACTTGAACGAGCAATAAAGTCTTTCTTGATAGCTTCAAACTTAGCTTTGCTTTCGCGAACCAATTTAACTTTGGTTTCAGCTAGGTCTTTCTTATCGCTGTGGAATTCTGCGATTTCTTTCGCCAGTGCGTCCACAATAAAAGATTCTAATTGACTAACATTTCCTGCTACCTTTGAACGGTCTTCGTGTAGTTCAGCAATTTCTTTCTGCAAATTGTTCATGATAAAAGATTCCATTGCTTTGGAATCGTCTTTCATCTTTTTTGCATAACGAGCTCTTGCTTCGATTAGTCCTTGGCGGTCTTCGGCTAGTTCACCTAGTTCAGCTGATAAACGATCAGCTAACATAGATTCAACAGCTTCTACCAATGAGGATTTATCGTGCTCATACTTCTGAGCAAATTCTTCACGTAGCATTGCAGTGACTTGTTCACGGTTTTCTTCGATTCTGCCTTGCCAGGCAGACTCAATTTCCGATTTCATATCTTCGGAAATCACATTGTCTTCAAACAATTTTTTAACGAAATCTAGCATGTGATTCTCCTACTGTTATTTGAGACCCTTGATGATCTTCACCAAGCTCTCTGCTATGTATTTCTGTGCCTTTGGGTTGCCTTGAACTTCTTTTGATATGTTTAATGCATTATGTCCACCTAATGTATTCATTAAATGTTCGTATACTGGTGTTGGATAAGCTCCCGGGGCGCTTGGTTGTGCCACAACATCCACTGTAATAATTTCAAAACCTTGCACGTTCCCGGATCCATCTACTTCACCAGAACCTCTGCTTGAAACTCCCAACTTGACTCCCGCTTCCAACATGGACTGAATTAACTGCCCCATTGGAGTTGGGAGTATTTTAAGTTTTCCGTAGCCGTTAGGACCATCCATCCACATCTTGGTAATCATGTGACTAACACGATCTAGATTGATTTTTAAATCCTGAGGGTGATCAACTTCTCCTAGCACAGAGTATCCGCCAGAGATTTGTTCGTTAAGCGTTTTGACAGCCTTGCCAATCTCTTGAGAAGAATAAACACGTTGATTTGCATTACGGATATCACCCTGAATGCAAATCCCGTTTAGATGCAGCGACTTCTTGCCGCCCTCATCCTCGCTCTCCAACACAATCTTGGCCTGGTCGAAACTCAACTGTTCACTAAGAGTATGCTTCACCTTATCGTCCTATTATCTACGACCACGGAAAAGACCTGCGGCGCCTTTGTCTGCAGATTCTTTGGAACCAGCTTTCTCAGCACCGTGTCCTGGTTCTTTTGTAGAGAACGCATTACCGTTCTTAGCACCAGGAGTATTCACATTGCCACCGTCTTGTAACTGTGGCTTACCTTTTAGCAAGCTAGAACCTTTTACTGTGCTGCCTGCACCTGGGTAGCCGCCGTCTTGGCCGTTTTTACCACCTAGGATGTTAGCACTTGTTCCGCCCATGTCATTCTTTTGAAACTTTAGACCGCCTGCTGAGCCGTCAGCTTTTTCGCCTTGGCCTTTCTTTTCTGCGCCGTGACCTGCTGGAACTTTCTCAACATACTCACGAACAGTTGCTAGATCAAAACCGTCTTTCATTTCTTCTTTATCACCCATGCCGCCCATGTCGTCACCGTCCATGTCGTCATCACCGTTCATTGCATCAAACTTGGCTTGTAGTTCGTCAACGATACTGTCTAGGTCTTGAAATAGTTCTTCTGGTGCTTTGTCGGCAAATTCGTCATTGCCTTCTTCGTCAGGGCCCATTTCACCTTCTAGGTCATCTGTTGCGTCACCGCCAAACATTTTGCCTTCTTCGTCACCACCTTCATAGGCAATGTCTTCAAAGTTTTCGTCTAGGTCGTCTTCACCTTCTTCTTTTTCTTCATCAGAAGATTCGTCAACTTCTTCTTCTTCTTCATCATCCATTTCGGCTTCAATTAGTTGCTCATAGATTTCGCGAGATTTAGATACCACATATTCGTGGAATAATTCTTCTGCTTTTTGTTTGTCGTCATTGACCAGATGTCCAAGCATCTGCTCAAGAATATTTTTATCTGCCATAGCGTATTCTCCTTGATTGTTAGGCTGTATTTTATTTAACACTACGATTACAAAATGGTGTTAAATGCTAGTTTTTTGATGATTTTTGGTAGTATAAGTACTACCCTTAAATTTTTGTTCAAAATTCTCGTAGGTGATGTGCTGAAGGTTGGGGATGCCTTGCAGCTTGTCTGGAACAAATTGCCCCGGTTCCATTACTCTAAAGAAGTTAATATTCTTAAATTCTTTAACAGTTTTTTCAGTTTGACTCAGCCAGTTACCAAAGAATGTTGCAGCATCATGGCTCTTTTTGTAGTTAAAAGTGTCTGCATATACATTATTAAACTTGCCTTCTAGACCTTGATAATCAAATCCAAATATATAGATCTGTGAATATGGCTGTTGACAAGCCATCCAAAGTGCTGTAGGGCCGCTACTCCAACCCTTGTGCGGGCTAAAGAAGTTTACATTGCTCTTGCTGGTAATGCCTTTGTTAGGATTTGTCCAAACTTGATGATCTTTATGATACCCTGCAGCAATAATTTCGTTGACCATTTTGGTATCAACTGCTATTAGGTAGTCAGGTTCAAACTCTCTGTATAGGGCATTGCACCCATAGACAGTTCCCCAGTTTTTTGTTTCGTTTAGGTTTAGGTTTTTTCTACTTGTTCCGTTGCCTAATACAAAAGCAACATTATGCGGCCGGCTGTTCTGCTTCAACTTTTGCACCATACATCTGTTTAATAAAACCTCGCTCAGACTCTGTTTCAAACTCATGCGCTTCGGTTTGATGTCTTAACTGGTTAATTTGACGAAGTGTAAGTTTGATCTTACGAGTGTCGTCTTTTTCTAATACAGATTTGTCGCGAGAGGCATCATAGCGACGATCATTGGCAAAATCGTTCTGGTTATCGTTAAAATAAAAAAACTCTCTTAGAAGCATATCTGTATTTATGTCTTTAGGCTATTGGAGCATCTGCTGGCGCAGCTTCGCCTTCAGCGGGCGCAGCACCTGCTTCTGCGGCAGCTGCCATGGCTGGATCGGCTTCGGGCTCTTGAGCCGCTGCACCCATTCCTCCGGGTGTAATGCCTACTGAGCGCATGGCTCCCGGAGCATCCATTGGAGCAGCTAGGTTATCACCTTGTTCTTCTCTCCACAGGCGTTCGTTTTCTTTGATCTCTTCTTCTGTGAGTCCTAAGAAACGTTTGAGTGCAAAACGTTTGCTAAGGTGTGGTAATTCTTGCAGTGTGGCAAATGTAGCTGCTCGTGCAGTATCCATCTCTGCTTGACGATAAGCAGCAAAGTTTTGAGGAGTGTTGAACTTTAGTTCAAACAGACTCGAATCAATGTTGATACCATTGTTCTGCAACCAAAGTTTAAATTCTAGATCAAATGTTTCTACAATATTACTTTGTAATCTTTTGCAATATTCGTTAAATCTAAGTTCTTGAATATAAGCTGTACCTACTTTACCGTCTGCAATGGTGTTAGCTGCTTCATCGATGCCTGTAGGCAAGTAAGCTGCTGGTATTCTTAGGGCACGAAATAACTTGTTGGTAAAGTAACGCAGGTCTGTAATTTCGCCTAGATTAGTACCACCGGGTAGTGTTTCAACTTTTGATCCACGACCCTCTGCTGTCTGAGGGAAGAAGTAATCTTCTGATACGCTAAGTGGGTTATAACTGGCATCAACCATGTTTTGACCACCACCTGTTGAACTAGGAATCCTGCGTTGATGAATTTCATTTTTAACTCTCTCAACGAACGCCATGGCCATGTGTGCTGGCATGTTACCAACATCAACATAAAAAATTCTACGCTCGGGAGCTCGCTGTATACGATAGATAATGATAGCATCTTCAAGCAGTTCTTTCTGCTTGTAGACTTTAAACACTGATTCTAGTAGGCTGCTACCGAAAGGATAGTTGTTGTCTAAGCCTTCGCTTAATGAGATATGTACAACATTTTTTGCATCAATAGTGACTTCGTTGGTTTGATTATGAAATCTTGTGCCCGGAGGTTGTGATGCTCCGCCAACCATGCCACGACCTTGACTACCACCACTAGTATAAGAACTAGTACCGCTAGGTGCTGTGTTAGTTGTTCCGTGTGGAGTTACTGCTACCAAGTTCTTGAAATTAAAGTTAATATCACGAACAACATACTGCTCAGGAATCTTTCCTTCACTTTCGTTTACAATGATCTTTGTGACTTTGGCTGCATCAACATATAACCACTTTTGAGTTTCCGGATCTCTAATAAAGAAACAGTCGCCGTATTTGAATGTGTTGCGAATAATACGGAAGATGCGTGTTTCAAACTGTTGTTGTTTGGTCCACTTCTGTAGGCTTTCTTTGATCAGTTTTACTTCAGTTGCTGTAGGTTGTCCACGAAAGAATGTGTTAAACGGTGTAGCATTTTCCTTGTCTTTCTGTGTGCAAAATTCTGTAAGGATGTCCAAAGCAGCATTAACTTCTGAGTCCATGTCCATGGTGTCGTACTGCATATAACGCTCAACACGATTGGGACTACCTGCATAGACATCAGGTAAGAACGAACTGTAGTTTGCTCGTGCAGGACCTGGACGACCGCCATTGCCCATAGGGCTCATAGACTTTCTATTTTCAAGATCTACAGGAGTAAAATATTTTTTCCAGCTCATTTATGGTTCCATTTTTAAGCAAACAAGTCGCCGCTTAGGCTGCTTTGTACACTTAGTTGTTTTTCGTTTAAGTCTGCTGTTCTCTTGCCAATGGCAATTAATTCAGCTAGTGCTGTATTTAAGTCAGATGACCCGGATAACGGGCCTTCTTGGCTTGAAGGTTCGGTTTTGGCCATAGCCTCTTTAAACTTGGCATCTTTTTCTGCCATCTCCTTCTCTTTGGCTGCGGTTTTTTCTGCTGCGGCTTTTTCTGCCTGGGCAACAATTTCAGTCTTTGGTGTTTCAAAAGAATTCGCCGGGCCTACATTTTTAGGCTGCACTGTTTTGCTAGACTTAGTTAAATCAGATGTTGCACTGGATATCGATGCTAACGGATTTTCAAGCATTTTTGCCATTGATACATACGACTTGCCTGCTTCTGCATCAAACATACCTCTTGTTTTATTTTGTGCTATCATTGTCTCTGCAACTTTGGGCAGAGACTTCATAAGTTCTTCACCTGGCTTTAGGCTGTCTTCAGGTTTTACTGTACCTTTATCTAATCCCTTAACTTGTGTGCCGGTCAACATAGGCATAATGCCTTTCTTGATTAGATCTTGGAAAGCAATGGTTGTAGGAACAATACCATCTTTAATCAATGACTGCATTGCCCCTACAGGTGTTTGCGTTGCTTCTTCTTTTTTAGGCTCAACAGGTGCAACAGGCTTATCTGTTCTACGAGGATCGTTCGCAGCAGCGTTGGCTCTTGCCTTTGCAGCGTCTTCTGGTTTAGTTTCAGTTTTACTGTCTTGTGGCTTTGGCTTACCTTCGGCAACTGCATCAACTTTAGTTCCCGGCTTGTAAGATCCACCCCCAATGGCTGCAACATCTGCATTGACTTTACCTTTTTCAACTCGCTCAGACTGTGCTTTAACTTTCTTATCCATTAGGTCGTAGACTTCTTGAACACTGCGTTCTTTGCCTTCTTTGTTATAATAGATATTTTTGTTAGCCTTGGCCGCTGCTGGATCTAGTGCTGCTGCACTTTGTGTTGGATCTTTGTCTTTGGCTTTTAGGAATTTACTTGCACCGCCAGCTCCTAAGAAGTGAGCCATGTACATGTCTGTCATGCCTGCTTCACGACCTGTGGATTTTTCAATCTGTGATTTCTGTTTCTTACTAAAATATTCGGCAACCTCAGCAGCCTTCTTGGGATCAAAGCGATCTTCCTTAGAATAGTCTTTGCCCATTTCTTTGGTCATTTGTTTCCAAGTGCCTTCAGTAAACTGGAACATGCCTGAAGCAGAACTTGTACCAGCTTTAGCATTTTTATCTCCACCAGACTCAATTAGTGCAATAGTCTGTAGGTACTTGGCCATAGCCGCATCTGTCTTAACACCTTCTTGTGGTCCAGATGATCCCGCTGGCTTGCCCGATGCTTCGGGTGCTTTAGCTGTTTCTGTTTTTTCTTCTTTAGGTGATCCTGGTGCTACTGCGCCTGTATCTTTACCTTGCTTAGCCGCTTTCATTCTTTCTGCTGCTGCTTTAACAACTTCATCAGCAGATTCATTTGCCTTGTTGGCTTTTCCTAATCTTTCTTCAGCAGCTTTCATTCTTTCTTCAGCGGCCTTGCGTTCCAAATCAGTAGTGGCTTTGCCATTCTGTTCAACAGCTTTAGCATATTCTTGGCTGGCTAGAGCAAGGTCACTACGAGCTTTATCTTTATCATCAAGTGCCTTAGCCTCTTGTGTAAATGCTGACTTTTGTTGTGCCGCAAAAGTTTTTAACATCTGAATAGGATCACTCTTGTCAACTGTAACACCTTTAGCTTCTTCAGCTGCGGTTTTTTCTCTTTCTGTTTTTGCATCAATTGCGCCAAGTTCAGCAGTTTCTTTATTCTTAATTGCCTCCTGTTCGCGTCTTGCTGCACGAGCTCTTCTTTCCTCATCTCGTTTGGCCGCTTTCTCATCTCTAGTACTAGCATTAGCATCGCCTTGAGCTTTGGCCGCTGCCTGGTCTGCTTCAGCTTTCTTTTTGTCTGCTAATGCTTTAGCTTCGTCGTCTTTTTGTTTTTGTAGATTTTGTTGTCGACGGTTAGCCATATCGTCTTCTAGTTTAGCACGATTATCTTCATTCTCTTTTAATTTTTCTCCAATTCCTTGAATGTCTTTGTCAAAGTCTCCGCGCATACCGGGAATCTTGTTGAGCAAGGAATATATTCCTAATTGCAATTTCAAGAATAATGTACTAACCCAACTACCTGCCCATTTAAATGCATCTGTTAACACAGTCAAGTCACCGCCTAACTTTTTAAACATGTAAACTGCACCACCTATTGCAGCCGTTACAGCTAGTGCAATTAATGCTACAGGACCCATGGCTACTAGCATTGATATTCCGGCCATTACTGCTTTTCCGGCCATTAGACCTAACGAAAACACAAACTGTGCGGCTGCGATTCCTACCTGAACTGCCAATCTTAAAACTGAAAAAGTTGCCGAAGCTAGTCCTACAACAAAACTACCAATAGGGGCTAGCATAGCCAGCATTGCTGCACCAAATGCCATAACTTTAGCTACAATTACTGCTCCTATAAGTATACCAAATCCTAATAAAATTGGTTTTAAGTTGTCTTCGATAAAGTAAGAAATATCGTATAGAATTTCTTCAAAGACTCCTAGGCCATCTCCAAGACTATCTGTTATACCTAACATTCTAGCAAAGCCACCAACAGTCTCGCTGATAATACTCCAAGCCTGTTTAAAGATCGGTACAATAGCGTCTCTTACCCATGTGCCAAGAATATTAAATGCAGGAATTATTGTAGACTGCATGAACTCACCTAACACTTTGAATGCAGGCATCAGCAATCCAGTTACCACAGGTATTACTGCTGATAGTATCTGCGCAAAAATGTTAAATGCCGGAACTATAATCTGCTGGACAAATGAGGCCAGTGTTTCAAACGACTTCATCAACATATTAAGCATAGCAGGATTAGCCAATGCCTGTTGGAATCCATTACTAAATTCTGCAAGTCTTTGTTTAGCTTTTGTTAAATTTTCTGCAAGATTAGCTTTGTCTGTGGCTTTACCTTGCTCTCCCATAGCTTTACTCAATCCATCAATTTCCATTGCAGCAAGATTGGCCGCTCCTACATAAGCTTCGCCGGCTTCTTTGTCGTACATACCACGAGCTTTATTTCGCATAACACTATCTTTAGCTTCTTTGATAGCATTGTTTCTAGCTGAGTTCATTTGGTCAGCATTAATCTTCCCACCTGCTTGCATGGTTCGGCCAAACTGCATAGTCTGTTCAGCAACTCCGGGCAGCATACTTTGTAGTTTAATTGCTTCTTCGCTGGTAACATTACCTGTAGCAATCATGTCTTTGATTGCGGCCTGTTGTTCTTTTGGAAAGCTAGTGATGTAATTCATCATTTGCTTTTGCGACTCAGCATCCATGCCTGCCATGGCTGCTCGAACTTGTGCATCTCGCATTAATGCATCTTGTTCTTTTTGTTTTTCTTCTCTAGTCTGTCCAGTAATTTTTGCCAGTGCATCAAGTTCTTTTAGGTAACTGCCAGATGCTGCGGCAATCTGACTTGTGGTCATTCCTTGAATTGCTCCAGTCTTTCCAAGTATACCAATGTACTTGGCCATACCGCCATTAATTTGTTCTGTGGTAAATCCCAGTCTTTGTAGTTCAGCACCTGCGCCACTGCCTTGCAGTTCTTTAGCCAGTCCGGCAAATTGTTTTGCGCCTGCTTCAGTAGTGCCTCCAAGATAAATTAAATTTTCTGCATTGTTTTTTATTAAGTTTGCAAACTGATCTAGAGTCATGCCTGCGCCACTAGCTGCGCGACTCATGTCTTGTACGCTGCCATTAAATGTTGCACCTACACTAGCTGCTGTTTGGTAGCTCTTAACAGATCCTTCCACTGCTCCAGCCACTGCACCAAACACTCCAGCAAGCGGCCCGCCAACAAGAGGAATCATTCTTAATGCACCAGCGGCTGCTGTTGTACTGTCGCCAACATTGGCCATTGTTTGCAACACATCAGCAAACTTGGCTCCTAGATCTAATGTATTTTTACCTAGACTAAGTACAGCACCAGCCGCAGCACCAGCTCCTGCGGCAAGACCGGATACTGCATATGTTGCCAAGTGAGCCGACTGACCTACTAGTTTAAGACCAGACCCTGCTAATTTACCACCAGCTGCAAATGCTTTAGCTGCACCTATACCATCTTTATTAGCTCTGTTTAATTTACTTTGATTGTCTGCGCCTTCTTTGGCTTCTTTGCTGCCACCGCCGGGCCCGCCTTGGCCAGTACCGCTTTTACCTTTAGCATTTTTGTTTGCGTCTTTTTGGGTACCCTTCATTACCTCAAGGATTTCTAATAAGGTGGCTTCCGTGGCGGCATTTTTGGCTTCTATTAAACCTATGCCTGGAATGTCAATTTCTACTTTTTCTGCCATTTTAATATTTTCCCAGAAAACTGCGCATATAAATACTATGCGATACAGTGACGATATTGTATTTATTGGAGATAAAAACCGTGGATCAAAACAATCAAGTAAAAAAGCATAACCCATTAAGTCAATGGTTTAGACAGCCTAAGATTTTTGTCAAACTACCTTCTCAGGGTGAATACTACCCCGCAGGCGCACTAGACAAGAGTACTACAGGCGAATATGCAGTTTATGCTATGACTGCTAAAGATGAACTGATGTTCAAAACTCCCGATGCATTACTAAGTGGACAGAGTACAGTTGAAGTTATTAAGAGCTGTATTCCGGCAATTCAAGACCCCTGGACCATGCCTAGTCTAGACATTGATGCCGCATTGATTGCTGTGCGTATTGCTACCTACGGTGAAAATATGGGCGTTGAAGCCAACTGCCCGCATTGTGAACATCTTAACGAATACGATATTGATCTAGTTAAATGGCTAGATACTATTAATGCTTGGAAGTTTAAACCAGAAGTAGATATTGCTCCCCTAATTATCCATGTTCGCCCTTACACCTACAAAGAACTCAGCCAAACCAGTTTGAAAACTCTTGAACACCAACGCATCTTTAATGTGATTAACAACGAAGAAATGAGTGATGAAGACAAAATTGAACGCTTTGGTAAAAGCTTCATTAAACTTACAGAACTAACTGTGGACATCATTGCAGGATGTGTGGCCATGATATCAACGCCCGACGGTGATGTTACTGATCAAGAACAAATTCAAGAATTTATTCGCAATTCGCCAAAGGATGTGTTTGATAAGATTTCCGAACATATCAACGACATGAAAAAGAATATTGAATTACCCACTCAACATGTGGCCTGTAACGAATGCACAAAAGAATTCGATATGCCAGTTACAATGGATCAATCAAATTTTTTCGCAGTAAGATCCTGAGCCTCTCGGTACCAGAGATCGTAGAGTACTCTAAACGATTAGATAAAGAAAGCCGAGAAATTAAGAAAGAAGCACTTAAGATGTGTTGGTACATGCGCGGCATGAGTTATGCAGAATCAATGCATCTCAGTTACGAAGAGCGCAGTATTATTGGTGATATTATAAAAGAAAACTTAGAGACTACCAAGAAAACAAACTTGCCGTTCTTTTAAAGTTTCTGTATTTGATTTAACAAGTCTCTGGCTAGTTCAGTTTGCTGTTGAGTTAAAACAGATACATCCCCTTTTACCACCGCCTGCATAATTCCTTCAGCATCTCTTATCTGATACTTTTCAAGAGTTATCGTTGGTTTACTTGATTTTGCACTGCCTGAAGAAGGCTCGCTAGTGCCGCTGCCTTTACCCCATTGACTAGGAGTAAAGACTTTATCCACAGCTTGGCTAGATTTTTTAAACCCTGAAGAAAATGCATCTCCAGGATTAAGACTGAGTTCTTTTATTCTCATGTTCGCTTTCGAAACAAGCTAAAACCTTCAGCCATCATAGGTTGTCTACGAACAATGCTGTCAGAAGTTACACCCATAATTCTTTCACGATCGGCATCAATCTCAGCTTGCGTCTGTGCTGGGGCCGCCTGTTTTTTTGGTTCGGCGGCCAGTTGTTTTGCTGCATTAGCTTCTCTTCTTTTCACAGCTCTGGGATCTTGACTTAGTTGGCCTTTTACTCTACCACCTGTTTTCTTTGGAGTTGCTGCCGGAGCAGGTGTCGCAGTTGGTTCAGCTGCTGGCGCTTCCGGTGCTGCTG